GAACGTTCGCCCCTGATCCCTCAATATTCTGAGATCGCAACTGTAAATATAATCTTTTATCAGTAAGGTCACCATGAACGACTTTGTAATTAGCATCCGATTCAATTAAAGTTGGCAAAGTAGATTGCAGTAGATTGATATTATCAAAAGTTTTAAACTTATCGGATACAACGGCTCTAACAGTACCGTCTTTTCCAAAAGTATGCGAACCAATATCAGAAGAACTATAATTGTGCGTTCTGAGCATTTTCTTTTTTGGTTCTTTCTCATGGATTTTATTAATTAACTGAGAATATTCCTGCGGATAACTCTCCTGCAAACGTCGAGCCGTTCTTGTATCTAGCCCTGCAGATGTTGCTATTTGTCCTGACGCAACGTCGTTAACTTCAAATACTTTAGTAGGAACACCGCCGTCACCTTCTAATACAATGCCTGCTTTTCCCTCATCACTGACAGTAAATTGAACCTGACGGGTGTCAGCAATATAATCCGCTTGTCTTTGACTAAGGTCGTTAACGGTTCGCATTAACCCCATTAACGTTCTATCTTCATTATCAATATTGTGCATTTTGTACCTCCGTAAGTTGAATGCAAAAAAGGACGAGAATCGCCCCGTCCTTTCTTATCGCATAAAATCGTATACATAGTCAAATAGAAATTTCTAAAAGTTCTATGTCTAACCGTCCATGGCATGGTAGTAACCATCACAATAGCATTGCACTATTCCATCGCAGACAGAAACTTTCTGTAGCATAGCCCCAGTATGGTAAACACAAGCATCATCGTAAAGTTTAAAATCTTTTTCTGGAACTTCACAAGTAAAGGCGTCTTTCCAATTACTGCCATGAATTTTACTAAAAGCCTCGCTTAATGCTTTTCTGTTTATTTCATCTAAAACGTTACTTTTTTCTTTTTTGAAATTGGTCCGCTTACGATTTTCGTGATAGGACGCTTCGTATTCAGTTTCAAGTTCGTTTTTGTAATTGGCAATATAATTTGCAAACTCCTGAGTTAAGCCTATTTCTTTCCATCTATCAAAAACGTCTCTATCAGCGTCTTGAGTTAAAAAGAAAAGATGTTTTCCTAATCGTTCAAACATATCTTTATCTGTCATCTTATTTCCTTCTAAAGTTATCTATAGTTTTCAACATTGCTTTATAGTGCAAGTTATCCGCCATATTTGAAACACGGTCAGCTATATCCTCACATACTTCCGCAAATTGTTTCTCCAACGGGACTTCGTAATACTTTCCATGTTCTGGATCAGCATTTAAAAAATCAGTAATACTTTCCCGAACGTCGCGACATATACGTTCTTTAAGTATTTCAAGTTTTTCTTCGTATTTATGTTTCATTGTTGCCTCCGTAATATTTACAATGTCCCATACAGTTACCAAAGAAAAAGCCCGCAGTCAAGCGGGCTTTCTGTTTTTTTTACCTCCGTCTGCGTCGAGGTCTTTTAACTGGGCGTTTAGAAAGTTTGTCGTAATCCTCCCCATATAAAAATCGTCCTATCCAATCCATTATAAAAAACATCAATTCACCTCCTTCCACTCTAATCCTTCAAATTTTAATTCATGTTCAATCGCAGACCACGCGGATTCATAAGCATGATCCCAACTGGATATCTCACCATTTTCTACATCGCAATTTGCCCAATCTTGAGCCATGTAATCCAAGCTCGGCTCATGGTTGATTGCTAACTCGTTTTTAAAAAACATCAATTCACCTCCTTGTTCCAAAGACATTTTAAATTTTTATCGAAAACTTTTAAAAATCTATGTTTTCGACTTCGTGGTCTCCATTCTCCATCAAGACCTTTTGTTGTCCCGCGGGAATGTTTTTTAAATGACCCGTCCTTCTGTCGAAACCAGAAGTCAGACTTCTTATCGGACAACCCGTAATAATCAAAATTACAGGCTTTATATAACGTGCCATTATGATGAGCGGTATCGGCATAAGACAATACCGCCCGCACAGGTTGTTGACGTATCAAAAACCTGACTGATCTTGCAAGAAACCAACTCGCAAGATTATGTTCTTTTTGTTGATGTTGAGGGTGCAAAACAAAACGGCTTAGTTCAAACAACCCGTCCTGTTCATTACGTTCCAAACCAAAGCACCCTTTTGCAAGTTCTGGAACAGGAAAGCCCGTAAAAATACAAGCCCCCCACTAATTTATTCTGACAAAACAAACCAACGTTAAATCCACTACGGAATGTAATGGCTTCCTTTGACAGATAATGAAAATCCATCAAAGGAACAATCTGTTGTTTGGTTGTTAGGAATATAGAGTAATCGTCTTTGCTCATTTTATCCTCGTAGCTGTAATTAATTCTCGTTCTCCACCAGTCAGCGGTTTATCCATAATATTAATAATATCGCCAATGTTTGTTTGAGAAAGTTTTGTTAATAATTCAACTATTTCTTCGTGATCCATATAAGAATCTAAGTTCCAACTTTCGCCAAGAAAATCTTCAAAGTTAACGAACTCTTGAGGAACTTTTCCAAAACCTTTTTTCCAATCAACTAAAAATTTCATTTGATACCTCCACAGTATTTTGTTGGCTTATCAGTCTTGGCAGGCAACTGTTTTAACTGACTAACTTAGCTTACCCTTATTAACCAACGGTAGCCTTTGTAAGTACCAACGAATCATCTTATCGCATACTACTTCTTAGAAATCAAGTTTAAAATATCTGACCAGTCTTTTGTGGCATCAGCATAATAAACAGGTTCAATCTCTAAACCCTCCATACGGACGTCTACAGCATCCTTTCCATGATATAGGAAAACTTCCTGTTCGTTTGATTTTTTAACTTGGGATTTATACACCATAATCCAGACGCTTGCTTTTTTATGTTTAACTAAAAAGCTAACCTGATGCGGAGATAAAGCTACAACTTTTGACGTTGTAAACTTCAATTCTACAAGGTGTAATTTGCCGGCCCCGTCACAAATTAAAAGGTCTGGAACTCCCGGCAAAGCCCACGTTTCAAGACGGGTTATTATCCACTTCGGTTTGTTCTTCTGTATTAGCGTCTTGAGCTTCTGATAAAATCCGCTTTCTTGCCTTACCGCGGTTCTGGGTATTGTCCTCTCCGTCAGGCGTGACATCAATGGTAATCGGCGCATAACTATTTTTCACTTCTTCTAATGCTTTTAAAACTTCTTCTTTGCTCATGCTATCTATAGACCCTGTACGGATTTCAGATTTGCTAACATAAATGTCGCCTTGAGCCTGACCTCTTCGGTATTCTGCCTGCACAGCTGCCGAATAGGCGCCGTTCTGTAAAGCTATGTCCCGAATGACCTGTAAGTCTTTAAGATGGCGTTTGTAATTAACTCCGTACTTTTCATCTAACTCGTTTCGATATTGTTTAATAGCGTGAACGACATGAGGAGAATGATATGCATTTGTTAATTCCCAAGCACGGGCATGAGCAGAACTGGCAGGATAGCCTGCGTTTATGGCAGCCTCCCGCATGGTTATCTGACCATCTTGGCTAACAAGTTCTTTTACAAAAAGCTCTTGTTTACGGGAAAGTTTAGAATGTATGGTGTTTCTTTTTCGACCTCTGGTTTCTACTTTACCGTCAGGTCTTATTTTTGGCGTACGTCTCGACATTTTATACCTACGTTAATTTCATGTAGTTTTCTTATTAATCGAGTTTCTTATATATAGCCAGAAAAATATTTTTTTTATTTTTTTTATTTTGAGCCCTTTAAGGCACTTTTCTGTTTTTGAGGTTACAGTATACATACTCTTGGTGTAACCACTTATGTAACTTAATTTTTTCCTTATATATATAGCTCTGATAACGAAAGTTACGGCGTTACACCAGTTACGGCAAATTTTTGCCTTTTTTTATTTTTTTATTTTTCTGCTCTATATAGTAACAGCGTAACTTTTAACATCATTTCTGACACGTTTCACCAGAACAACAATCGTCCACAACGCATTTACACGTTGGACATTGGTAATGACCGTGGACCGCGATTGGTTTTTCACTGCTCATGCACCGCGGGCAACGAACCTCTAACTCCGTTGCCACTTCATTAATTTTTAACATTATATTCCCTCTTCGTATTTGATACAGGTATTCAGCGTATAAACGTGATAGGGCAATGTTTCGCAGATAAGTTTCGTGGGCCGTGATAATGGGTTCATTTTTTTTTCAGCGTAAAAGATATGATTTCCCACTTGTTGCACATACCCTAGATCGTCGCTCCAGTATGGATTGACCGACTGAGCGTGATAATGGGTTACATCTTTTCCGACCACACTTATATATTCTCCGTCTTCGATCATCATTTTTGCGAGTGCTTTGGATTGTTGGAAGGCGTGACGTTCTGTTGGCTTATCACTCTTTCCATCGCACCACCATGAGAAGCTACACCCGTTTTGATTTTCCTGTAACACGACTTCACATATAGTATTTGGATAGTCGGGGGAGGCTACCCTATTAAGAGTAACCTCCGCGACGGCGAGTTGTCCTGCTATGGGTTCTGACCGCGCTTCAAAGTACACATTGAGCGCAAGACATAGTAATGCTGTTTCTATCATGTTTTTCTCCTTTAGTTAAAAAAATACCGCGG